CCAGGGTCGGACGTTGGTGGTTAAGACACTTGCCGCTTGTACGACAAGTTGTCGCTGGCACTGTGAATGAATATGCAGCAGCGGGTTTTACAATGCGGGAGACGCAGCACGTCACCGAGAGCAATGCTGTTGGGTTTACTTTCCCTTTGTCTCGCAAAAAGGTTCGCTATGTCAAGCGTGCCAACACGTCATTCACTGGCGTTGCGTCTGATATGTGCTCCTACCGTGAGGTGGAAGTATTTGTGGACTTGCTTGCTAGACTACAAGAGAAAGAAGCGGGGGTATTTAATCGGTTATATGTGGATGCGGTCGGAAAACCGTTGGCTGTGAGCTTACAGGCTGTCCGTCAAGCGGCAGCGGCGATGGATGAATATACATTGTGGATTCGTCGCCGTGAAATCTTGAATGACACCATTTTGCACTATGTCCAACAGAAGATCGTAGAAGCTAGGCTGATGAACCTCGGCGTGGGTGAGTGTTCAAAGGCGTTGCCTTTTCAGTGTTAGGGTCGCTCCGTGGTGTTCCGGAGTATCGTGGCCCTTTCCGTGTTGGAACACGCCGATGTGTACTTGAGGAGGTATACGTATATAACAAGGCATTTGTAGTTCTACAAGGTGCTAAGTTTTTCGGTGTGGACGGGATTTTGCGGTTTACCCCAGGAAAAGAACCGCAGGACAGGTGTTATCGTACTGTCTTTGGCCCAGCTGTTTCACACAATGGGGTCATATTTTGCAATTGCAATTCGTGTGTTGCTTATGCTTTACGGCGTCTTACGGCCGTGCGGCTTCCGGAACAGCCAGGTAAGGATGAGTCTCTATTTGCGCAGCAGGAGCAGTTTTTCTCGGAGAATCGCCCTGTTTTTGCGTCGCTTTGTCGGAATTATGTTCAACATTTTTCTGGTTATCGCGGTAGGGAAGAGGAGGGGCGCGAACATCATGCTGATCCGCATGATAAACGCGAACTTCGAATCCAAGCCTGGAGGGAGTTGTGCGAATCCGGTGATGTTGTGAATGCTGGGCACACATGGTTGTCGCAAGGAAAGGTCAACATGAAATTTAAAAATGCGGAAATTGCCAAGCCTGGCAAGCGTCCGCGATCGATTGGAGATTTGAAAGTTCCAGCTTCGCTGGCGGGTTTTCGTGTGATGGGGATGCTGAAAGAGGC